GTGTATTCAATAACTTTTCCCAGTAATAAAAGATATATCGGAATAACCACTAAAAACCCCAAAACAAGATATAGAGAACATATATCTCACGCTTTATATGGGAATTACGGACAACGTAAGATATATAAAGCAATAAATAAATATGGCACTGATAACTTAAAATTTGAAGTGTTAGTTGAAATAGAAAAAGAAACAAAAGAATTACTTTTAAAAGATTTATGTTTATTAGAACAAAAATACATTAATGATTTCGATTCTTTCTTTAATGGTTATAATTGTACTTTAGGTGGAGAAGGAACTGTCGGATTGGTTGGAGAACTCAATCAATTTTATGGTAAAAAGCATAAACCTGAAACGATCCAAAGATTAAAAGAGTTAGCGAGTGTACGAAAACATACCGAAGAAACAAAAAGAAAAATCTCTAAAGCAGGTAAGGGTAGAGTACACTCCAAAGAAAGTATCGAGAAGATGAAACAAAGGAAAGAAAGAAAACAAGTCATCTGTTTGGACACGAAAGAAATATTTGATTCTATAACCGATTGTTCTAATCATTTTAAAATTGCCCGTTCTGATATTCGAAAGGTTTGTGAAGGTGAACGAATAACAGCACACAACATGAAATTCAGGTACATAATCGAAGGTGTTGTTCAAGGGGTGAGAGAACCGGAAAACAAACGTGTTAAAAAAATAAAGTGTGTTCAAACAAATGAAACGTATGACAGTATTACTGAGTGTTGCGCTGACTTAGGGGTGAGACATCAACACGTGTCTGCCATATTGAGAGGTAGACAAAAGACGACTAAAGGTTATTCTTTTATATATGATTAATTCGCAAGGCAATACCGTGCCAAGCCTATCACTTGATAGGAAGGTGTAACGACTATCCTATATGGAGTAGGTTTAAGGTGAAACTCCTTATGCCGAAGCGCTCAGCATTAATTGGCTACCTGTTAAGGTGGTCTTTTTTTTAATGAAGATATAGTCTAATCCCCTAATAAATATCGGGAAACCGAGGGTATAAATGATGACTGCATATGGCGCGTATATCAATGAAGCGTCACTTGCTCATGAAGAAGTGTTTGACGAGATTAAATCACGTTGTAGTGGATTAGGTGCAAGGATATTAGTGGATACGAACCCTGACCACCCTGAACATTGGTTGCTAAAAGATTATATAGAAAACACAGACCCTAAAGCAGGTATATTGAGTTATCAATATAAGCTCGATGACAACACATTCTTAAACGATAGATATAAAGAGTCTATTAAAGCGTCAACGCCGTCAGGAATGTTTTATGAAAGGAATATCAACGGTAAATGGGTATCAGGCGACGGGGTTGTATATGCTGACTTTGATTTAAATCAGAATACCATTACCTATGATGATTTGATGAAAGTGCCTATCAAAGAATACTTTGCTGGTGTCGACTGGGGATTTGAGCATTATGGATCTATTGTGTTATTAGGAAGAGGTATTGACGGCAACTTTTATTTTATGGAAGAACATGCTCACCAATTTAAGTTTATAGAGGACTGGGTGGACATAGCTAAAGGCATTGTTGCAAAGTACGGCAATATTAATTTCTATTGCGATACCGCCAGACCTGAATATATCACTGAATTCAGGCGACATGGTTTAAGGGCTATCAATGCAGACAAGAGTAGATTGTCGGGAATAGAAGAAGTAGCTAAGTTGTTCAAACAAAACAAGCTATTTGTTCTATATGATCATATGGATAGATTTAAACAAGAGATATACAAATATGTATGGCACCCTACTAATGGAGAACCAATTAAAGAGTTTGACGATGTGTTAGATTCATTACGATACGCTATCTACACACATACTAAACCAGAAAGATTAAGGAGGGCGAGATAACGGTGTACAAACTAATAGACGACATTAGGGAACAAGGCATTTTACCCAAACACATAGAGTCATTAATTGAATCGCATAAAGACGATAGAGAACGTATGATAAACCTTTACAACAGGTATAAGACTCACATTGATTACGTACCGATATTTAAACGCAGTCCAATCGAAGAAAAAGAGGACTTTGAACGAGGTGGCAATGTTAGACGTTTAGATATATCTATAAACAACAAACTAAACAATTCATTTGATAGCGAAATTGTAGATACACGTGTTGGTTATTTACATGGTGTGCCTATTACTTATGACTTGGATGAAAACACGGCGAAGAACGACAAGCTCAAAGAGTTTATTGCTAACTTTATCTTACGCAATAACGTTGATGACGAAGATTCTGAGATGGGTAAAATGGCTGCGATTTGTGGATATGGTGCTAGGTTAGCTTATATCGACAAAAGCGGAGATGTAAGAATAAAGAATATAGATCCATTTAACGTAGTGTTTGTAGGTGACAGTATATTAGAACCTACATATTCATTACGTTATTTTTATGAAGTAGACGATGACAACGGTAAAGAATATGTCTATGCAGAGTTTTATGACGATACTTACTACTACGTATTCCGTGGCGAAGGTATAGATGCCTTACAAGAAGTAGGCAGATATGAGCATCTATTCGATTACAATCCATTGTTTGGTGTGCCTAACAATAAAGAGATGTTAGGCGATGCAGAAAAGGTAATACACTTAATTGATGCCTACGACTTAACGATGAGTGATGCGTCGAGTGAAATAAGTCAGACACGTCTAGCATACCTTGTATTACGTGGAATGGGTATGAGCGAGGAAATGATACAAGAGACTCAAAAGAGTGGCGCATTTGAACTATTTGACAAGGATATGGACGTTAAATACTTAACTAAAGATGTTAACGATGGAATGATTGAGAATCATTTAGATCGTATCGAGAAGAACATCATGCGCTTTGCTAAATCAGTTAACTTTAATTCTGATGAGTTTAATGGCAATGTTCCTATCATTGGTATGAAATTAAAGTTAATGGCACTAGAGAATAAGTGTATGACTTTTGAACGTAAGATGACAGCGATGTTACGTTACCAATTTAAAGTTATCTTGTCGGCATTAAAGCGTAAAGGCTACAACGTGAATGATGACAGTTATTTGGATTTAATATTTAAATTCACTCGTAATATTCCAGTGAATAAACTTGAAGAATCACAAGTGTTGATTAACCTAAGAGGACAAGTATCTGAACGTACTAGATTAGGGCAATCACAGTTAGTTGATGACGTCGATTATGAGTTGGACGAAATGGAACGTGACAACTTCGAGTTTAACAACAATTTGCCTAACATAGATGAAGGTGATGCTAATGGCAGACCGCAAGATAACCAATCAAACACAAATTGATGAATACATCGAGCAACTGATTGTAAGGTCAGAAAAGGAACTGGAAGTGTTATTTGCTAAGCGATTGAAAGTTATCAATCAAGAGTTAGCGGAGATGTTTGAAAAGTACCAATCAGATGACCCTCACGTAACATGGACAGAATTTAATAAGTACAATCGTTTGAATAAAGAGCTTGTACGCATCGGAGAAATGATAACTGAAGATTATAACCAAGTAGCTAAAGCTATTAAACAGACTCAACATAATGCTTACATCGAGAAGTATATGATGAGTCTTTATTTGTATGAAATGGCTACACAATCATCAATGGAATTCGATGTACCTACTGCGTCTGTGATTAACAAAGCGATTGAACAACCGATTGAGTTTATACGCTTAGTACCAACGTTACAGAAACATCGCAATGAGGTACTTAAACGTATTCGCATACACATTACGCAAGGTATCATGAGTGGCGAGGGCTATTCTAAGATTGCTAAAGCGCTACGTGATGATATAGGCATGACTAAAGCACAGTCGCAACGTGTGGCGCGTACAGAGGCAGGCAGAGCAATGTCACAAGCTGGATTAGACAGTGCTATGGTAGCTAAAAAAAATGGTATGAAGATGATGAAGCGTTGGGAAGCTACTAAAGATGCGCGCACACGTGACACACATCGTCATTTAGACGGTAAGTCAGTAGATATAGACGACAACTTTAAATCTAGTGGTTGCGTGGGTCCTGCCCCTCATCTATTTGTTGGCGTAGCTAGCGCAAAAGAGAATATTAACTGTCGTTGTAAGTTGTTGTATTACATTGATGAAGATGATTTGCCTGGTGTAATGCGAGTGCGTAATGACGATGGAACAACGGAGGTAATACCTAACGTGACGTATTTTGAATGGGAAAAGTCAAAACGGAAAGGTTAAGGTGATCCAATTATCTCGTTAGCGGTAGACGTTAACCGCTCGACCTGAAGTATGTCGTTAAACTGCTTTTTTATTATGTACTTTTCGGACTTAACGGTACGCGAAGGACAAAAAAAGGAGCAATGATATATGAATGTCGAGGAAATCAAAAATTATTTTGAAGAACACAAAGACGACAAAGAAGTTAAAGACTATCTAAACGGACTTAAGACGGTGTCTGTTGATGACGTTAAAGGCTTTTTAGATACAGAAGAAGGTAAGCGATTTATCCAACCTGAATTAGATCGTTACCACACAAAAGGTTTAGAGTCATGGAAAGAAAAGAATCTTGAGAGTTTAATCGAAAAAGAAGTACAAAAACGTAATCCTGAACAGTCAGAAGAACAAAAACGAATTAGCGCGCTCGAAAAAGAGTTAGAAAAACGAGATGCAGAAGCTAAAAGAGAAAAGTTGAGAAGTTATGCACTCGGTAAAGCGCAAGAAATGAATATCCCATCCTCTTTGGTAGATAGATTCCTAGGCGAAACTGATGAGGATACTGAAGAGAATTTAAAGGCTCTAAAAGAAACGTTTGATAAGTATGTTCAAGAAGGCGTCGACTCTAAATTTAAAGCTAGTGGACGAGATGTCAGAGATGCACAAGATAACAATCAATCACCTTCGAATGTTAAGTCTATTGAAGAAATGGCACAAGAAATTAATATCAGAAAATAAAGCGAGGTAATAAATTATGGCAACTCCAACATATACTCCGGCTAATGTTATTTTGTCGGATTTTAAAAATGGTGTAATTCCGGCAGAACAAGGTTCATTAATTATGAAAGAAGTCATGGCGAATTCGGCTATCATGAAATTAGCTAAAAACGAGCCAATGACAGCTCAAAAGAAAAAGTTTACGTATTTAGCTAAAGGTGTAGGCGCTTACTGGGTTTCAGAAACTGAACGTATTGAAACTTCTAAACCTGAATATGCGCAAGCAGAAATGGAAGCTAAGAAAATCGGTGTAATCATTCCTTTATCAAAAGAATTCTTAAAGTGGACTGCTAAAGATTTCTTTAACGAGGTTAAACCTTTAATTGCAGAAGCATTCTACAAAGCGTTTGACCAAGCTGTAATCTTTGGTACTAAATCACCTTACAACACTTCGACAAGTGGTAAACCACTTGTGACAGGCGCAGAAGAAAAAGGAAATGTTGTTACAGATACTAACGATTTATATGTAGACCTTTCCGCATTAATGGCTACAATTGAAGATGAAGAATTAGATCCTAACGGTGTATTAACTACACGTTCATTCCGTAGCAAAATGCGTAATGCATTAGATGCAAACAAATATCCATTGTTTGATGCAAACGGTAATGAAATTATGGGATTACCTTTATCTTATACAGGTGCAGATGTATTCGATAAAAAACAATCATTAGCATTAATGGGTGATTGGGATTATGCACGTTACGGTATCTTACAAGGTATCGAGTACGCTATTTCAGAAGACGCTACATTAACTACATTACAAGCTTCTGATGCATCTGGACAACCAGTATCATTATTCGAACGCGACATGTTTGCATTACGTGCTACTATGCACATCGCTTACATGAATGTTAAACCTGAAGCATTTGCAACATTGAAGCCTTCTGAGTCTGGAGTTGGTGTAGGTGGTTAATAAAGCAGAAGAAATTAAGGTGAAACGTGATGATGAGACTATCACTGTAACACGTAAAGCGTTTGATGCTTATTACAGTCAAGTTGGTTATCAAGAGGTTAAAACACGACGTACAGCGTCTAAAAAGAGTGAGTGATAATTATGACTCTTTACGAAGAAATTAAACTTCTTCTTAAAAAGAATGGGATTGAAATTAAACCCGATGAAGAAGATTTATTTAAAATGGAAGTTGACGGAATACTAGAAGATGTTAGAGATGTAACAAACAATGACTTTGTAAAAGACGGTCAAGTTGTTTATCCCTATCCAATTAAAAAGTACGTTGCAGACGTATTAGAGTATTATCAACGTCCTGAAGTTAAAAGAAATTTAAAATCGAGAAGCATGGGGACGGTGTCGTACACATATAACGATGGCGTTCCTGATTATATTAGTGGCGTGTTGAATAGATATAAGCGTGCTAAATTCCATGTTTTTAGAACTTTAAGATAGGGGGATTGATTATGTTTGATCCATTCAATGAGTATCCCCACACAATCACTAAAGTTAAAAAGACTAAAATAAATAGTTATCCCAACCCAACCGTAAATTATGAAGAAGTTACTACGTTCAACGGATTTATGGACACACCTACAACTTCTGAAACACTTAAGTACCATCAAATGGGTAAATCTTTCGACAGAAACCTATATACAAGGTATGACATACCAATAAATACAGAAGATTACTTTAAATACGAGGGTAGAATCTACCAAATTATAGGTTATCCAGTAGACCAAGGTGGTATGCATGAAGTCAATCTTACTCGTTTGCAGGAGGTACCGTATGGCAAAGGTTAAATACGGTGCTGAATCACTTGTGGCTGAGTTGGAAGATTATCGTGAAGAAATGGAAGAGTGGGTTAAAAAAGGGATTGCTAAAACAACACTTAAAATCTATAACACTGCGATTCACTTAATGCCAGTTGATACTGGATTTTTGAGACAATCAACGACTGTTGATTTTGAAAATGGTGGATTTACTGGTGTTGTAAAAATAGGCAGTAGCTATGCGTTATACGTAAACTATGGCACGGGAATTTATGCCACAAAAGGCAGTAGAGCGCATAAAATACCGTGGACCTATAAAGACCCTAACGGTAAATGGCACACTACCTACGGACAAATGCCACAGCCATTTTGGGAACCTGCTATCGACGAAGGGAGAAAAGTATTCAAACGATATTTTAGCTAGGAGTTGTTAATATGTGGGTAACGGCAGAACCACTCTTATATTACAAAGTTATAAATAATCTAGTACAGAACCCTATCACTGACAGATTAGTCGGTGGTAGGGTTTTTGATTGCGTTCAAAAAGATGTCGCTTACCCATATATTGTGGTGGGTGAATCGAATGTAACAGAGAGTGAACGCTCACCAGGTATGCGTGAAACTATTGGTATTACATTTCATGTTTACAGCCAATATGAGAACGGTGCAGAGGCTAGAGAGTTGCTTAAGTACCTTAATTATGCATGCCGACAACATTTAGAATTTAGAGATTACGAAATAGATTGGATTAAAAAAGATAATTCACAAGTTTTTACTGATATTGATCAGTTTACAAAACATGGCGTATTGAGATTGCTATACAGAGTGCGCCATAAGACTTTACAAGAAGGAGTGTAGCTAATGAGTACAGGTTATATTGCTGTGTGCGAGCCTACTAATAATACGCTCGGTGTTATGGGTTTATTAGTATCGGACTTGCAAGAGGGCGAAACTAAAATTTCTTCAGAGCTATCAGAAAAAATTGTAGCAGGCAAAACTGATTACTCTTATCAATCTGTAGCAGAAGAAATTAATTTAACATTTGGTCGTATTCCTGGAGATAAAGGACAAGACCAATTTAAGAAAGCTATTAAAGAACGCAAACAAATCAAAGTTTGGTTAATTGAAAAGAAAAAAAGAGAAGATGGATATCATGCTGCATTTGGTTACACAGTTGTTGAAGAGTATGGTAATTCGTTTGATGATGAGGAAGATACAATTGAAGTAACAGTTAAAGTAAAATTTAACACTGCTGACGGTGTTTTCGAAGAATTGCCACCATCATGGTTAGATGCTTCAGTTGCTGGTACTACTGTTGAATTCGAAAAACCTGGTGAATACACAGGAGATTTGGAAGAACGTAAGTCAACTAGCAAGTCTTTTACAGTTAGCAATGTAGATGAGTCTGATTCAGAGTTGTAATAAGTTAAGGGGCATTGCGCCCCTATTTTTTTATATTTAAAAAGTGAGGTTATCCATTAATGAGCGAACAAAATGTATTCCAAGCGGAAAAGTTTGAACCAATTACAGAATTAGAGATTAACGATATTACTTATAAAGCAAAAGGTACTTTTATGTTTGATATTCATGCCGAAAAGTACGCAAAAGAAGATTCAGAGGGGAATAAAGCATCGGGTTATCACCACATTATGCAAGGGATTCTAAACCGCAAGACTACTGCTATTGTAGAGTTTTGGGATTGCGCGCTAGCCCATATTAAACAACGCCCTTCAAAAGAAGATATCCAAGACGCTATCTTAAAAGTTATCGAAGAAAAAGACGGTACGATTGGTTTGTTACAAGGTGCTATTCAAGTATTAGGTGAATCGGGTTTTTTCAAGGAAGAGTTCAAGATGTTCTGGTTCCAAATGAATCAAGCGCCGAAGTTAGTCAAAGAAGAGGACAAAGAAGAGGCGAAGAACGCGCTACCATTCATGAAAGCAACCTACACAACTCTTACGGGGAAAGAACCTTACTAAATTATAGTGAAATCAGGATTAAAACAGCCCAATATTTAGGTTATATAAGCGCAGATGAACTGTATTTAATGACACCTAAAGAGTGGCAAGATTGGATTAGAGGTTCTAGAGAGCGTGAATTAGATCAACTAGAGTTCAATTTGCACCAAGCGACTGCTAATGCAATGGCACAGAGTAAAAAAGGCGTTAAACCTATGCTTAAGCAGATTGCTAAAGCACGTGAAAATTTAGGTAAGAATGTTCAACAAATTAAAAACGATAAAGGTAAGATTATTGAACAACGTAAGACATTAAGACAACGACAAATTGAAGAGGCAGAGGCATTATTCTTCAAAAAGAAAGGAGAGTAATATGGATACAAACTTTGTTGCGCGTATTAATGCGATAATCAGTAACTTTGAACGCGGAGTGCGTAAAGCTCAAAGATTGGCTAAAACAGCTGTGCCGAATGAAATTGAAACAGAAATTACGGCTAACACAAATAAGTTCCAAAGGGCATTAACAAAAGCAAAAGCTATGGCTCAAAAATGGCGAGAGCATACAGTAGATATAGACGGTGATATTGGTCCTGTTAAACGAGCAATACTTACTACTAAAGCATTGCTTAAAAGTATTAGAAAACACACTGTAAACATTGATGTAGATGTTAATAAATGGGATTTACTAAAAGCGAAAATGGTCGATACATGGCATAACGGTGGACGTGCTTTAGGCGAATTTAGCGACAAAATGGACCATTTAGCTGGGCGTATCCGTTCGTTTGGTACTGTGTTCGGCCAACAAATCAAAGGTATGGTTATAGCATCATTTCAAGCGTTAATACCTGTAATTGCAGGATTAGTGCCGGCTATTATGGCTGTAGGTAATGCATTGAAAGTAGTTACTGGTGGTGCGGTAGCATTATCAGGAGCTTTAGCAATAGCGGCAGGTGGTTTTGTTGGGTTTGGTGCTATGGCTATTAGTGCATTAACTATGCTCAAAAATGGTACACTACAAGCGACAAATGAAACTAGAGCTTATCAACGTGCTTTAGAAGGCGTTAAGGATACGTGGGCATCTATTATTAAACAAAATCAAGCTCAAATCTTCAATACAATGACCAATGGCTTAAATGCCGTTAAAGTTGCTCTGCAAGGGTTAAATCCATTCTTTAGTGGTGTTGCATCACAAATGGAAAAAGCAAGCGCTAGTGTTCTTAAATGGGCTAAAACAAGCCAAGTTGCTAAGGGTTTCTTTAAAGAAATGGGTACAACTGGTGTAGCTATATTTGGAGATTTACTACGTGCAGGCGGTCAATTTGGCGCAGGCATGATAAGTGTGTTTACACAATTGATGCCACTTTTCCGATGGTCATCTCAATGGCTACGTAGAATAGGCGAAGATTTTAATAAATGGGTTAACAGCGCTAAAGGTCAAAATGCTATTAAACAGTTCATGGAGTACACAAAGACTAATCTACCTATAATCGGTAACATCTTTAAAAATACATTTGCCGGTATCAATAACTTACTTAAAGCTTTTGGGCAGAATTCAACTAACATCTTTAAGTGGCTAGAAAAAATGACTGCTAAATTCCGTGAATGGTCTGAAATGGTTGGTAAATCAGAAGGGTTTAAGAAGTTTGTGCAATATGTTCAAGAGAATGGCCCAGTGATCATGAAACTTATTGGAGATATAGTTAGAGTGTTGGTAGCGTTTGGTACTGCAATGGCACCAATAGCAAGCGCATTACTTAAAGTTATAGGTAAAATTGTAGAATTTACAGCCGCATTATTTGAAGCACACCCTAATGTAGCACGCTTCTTTGGAATATTAACTATTCTAGGTGGTGCGTTTTGGGCATTAATGGCGCCTATCATGTTTATTAGCTCAATTCTAGGCAATGTATTTGGTGTTTCGTTACTACAAGCTGGAAGATTTATTTTTGGTTTTGTTAAAAATGCAGGTATATTGAGGGGTGCTTTAAACTTACTCAAAGGCGCATTTATGCTACTTACTAAACCAATCGGACTAATTACAAGAGCGTTGCCATTATTAGGTGGAGCGTTAGCTGGAATATCTGCACCTGTGTGGATAGTGATAGGAGTTATAACAGTCTTAGTTGGTGTTATTGTGTGGTTGTGGAAAACAAATGAAGATTTTAGAACGGCAGTTATAAATGCCTGGAATATGCTACGGGACGGAATTGCAAATGCCATTGCTGGAATTCAACAATGGTTAACCAACTTGTTTGCAAAAGTAAACGAGACTTTACTACCAATAATGCCAATCCTTCAGCAAATAGGACAATTCGCCCAACAATTCTTAGGCGTCGTTTTTGTTACCGCTATAAACACACTAATCACTGTTTTTGGTGGATTGTGGACTATAGTTTCAGTAGTCTTTACTGCAATAGGTACTATTATTTCTGCAACAATCCAATTAGTAGTTGGTCTTTTCACAGCATTTATTCAGTTTTTATCTGGTGACTTTTCAGGAGCATGGTTAACCTTACAAACGACAATTTCGAATGTCGGCCAAACTATTTGGGCAGGTATCCAATCAATTTGGTCTCAAATTCAACAATTTTTATTCGATACTTACAGCAGAATTACTGGTCAAACAGTATCTAGTTGGTCTGAAATTTGGCAAAATACAGTCAATTACCTTACGCAAATTTGGAGTTCTGTGTCGAATTGGTTTTCACAAGTTGTATCTACTGTAGGTGCAAAAATGGGGCAAGCCCTAGCATTAATCGTTTCAATCGGTTTTCAATGGGTTCAGTCAATAATTCAAGCTATGAGTAATTTCCTAAATTCTGTAGTCCAAGGGTTTTGGAATGTTGTTAACGCTTGTCGCAATGGAATGCAGAACGCACTAAATGCAATACGTAGCTTCTTTGGTAGCTTTATAGAAGTAGGACAATACTTGATGCAAGGTTTAGCCAATGGCGTCAAGGCAGGTATTGGTTGGGTTGTTGATGCAGCTAGAGGTGTAGCAGAACGCGCTGTTAGTGCTGCTAAAAGCGTATTAGGAATACATTCCCCTTCTAAAGTATTTAAAGGTATCGGGCAATTCGTATCACAAGGATTAGGAATCGGTATAGCTGACCACGCTTATAAAGTGGTAGACGCTGTGAAGAATGTTTCTAATCAGATGTTAAGTGCGTTTGATGCTAACTTAGTTCCTTCAATGGATTTGAGTGGGCTTAATAGTTCAATCGCTAGTGATTTGAACGGATTTTTAACAGACGATGTTCAACATACTTTAGCAGAGGCAAATAAACCTGTAGTTAATATTCAAGTTACCAATGAAGGCGACATAGATTTAATCAGAAATACAATCAGAGATATGGATAGTAATGAGTTTTACACATAAGGTGGTGGTAAGTTGATTGTTAGAGATGTAGAAGTAGTGAGTGACAAGACGTATAGGGTATCTGACAATCCCTTTACCAATAAAAGGGTAACTGTCAAATCACTAAATATAAGTGATATTGATCGCGAATATAGCTACGAAGAAATCGAACGTTTAAGCGGTCGATTACACACTGGTGTTAAGGAAAGCGCTAGAAAAGCGGTATTAACACTTGAATACAATGTAGATAAGTTAGCACAAGCTATACATTTAAGAAATCAACTTGCCACACTTTTTAGTGGTAAGTTTTATTTGCGTGAACTTGTACCTGCGTTAGTAGAGATACCTTTTCAAGGGTTTAACGAACCTGACTTTGAATTTAATTTAAACTACGCAAGTGGGCTTCAATTAGAATTTAGACTGGTTAACATTGGTGACTATGATACAAATCGTACTAGTGGAGAAATAGAGTTACAATTTGAAACTTCAGAAACGCCTTATTATCAAAGTATTGGTAGAAGTTTAAATTTAGAGAAACTAGATACCAATTATTTATGGTCTACAGATATGGGCATAGAAATGCCAGTGAGTAGCGCTAAACGTAAATACACATTTGAGAATGTTAATTCAGGCAACGTCTATTATTACGGTACAAAACCTATCGACCAGTTTACATTTGATAGAGTCGTGACAATAACGCTAGGCGAGGATACTAAAAAGTTTAGTTGGAATCTTGAACATTCAGAAGTGATGACGATAGAAGGTTTAAATTTAAAAGCAGGAGACACTATAAAGTTCGACGGACTACAAACTTATAGAAACGGTGTATCAATCGATGACTACACTCGTTTGTCTCAACCATATTTTGATTTCGGGTGGAATTACTTCACTATTAATCAAACTGTCCAAAAAATTGTATTCGACATGAAATTTTATTATAGGTAGGTGGTACTTTGCCATTTCTAATAAAAAATAGGGTTGGTAAAGGCTACCCTGTTTATGCTCCAACAGTTGTAAACGAAAAATTAAAAGATGACGGTAGTTTAAATTTTGATATTATAGAAAATGAAAATACACACGATCTGATTAGTGCGGTATCGAAAATGTGGACGGTACACAAAGTTGCTGGGCCTGATGATAAAAAGATATACGTTATTACTATTATTGACCGTAAGAGTAAGGGAGATAAACAGTATTTAAGTATTACTGCGCGAGAAAAAGAAATTGATGATTTAATGGTGTCACGTATTTATTCTAACGTTACTGGTAGTTTTACAGTTGAGGAATATTTCAAACTTATATTTCAAGGCACTGGATATAAATACAGTATACCAATACATGTGCCTTCTAGCCGTTGGGAAAATGCGGGGGAAGGCGAGTCCAGGTATGACATGTTTAAAGCGGGTTTAGACCGCTACGGACTTGAATATGAGTATGATGCAACAACTAAGACGTTCACTTTAAAGCCTTTTGTGAGTAATACGACTAAATATTATATTTCAAGCAAGGTAAATGCTAACAACATAAAGTTAGAAGAAGATGCTAGCGAGGTATACACCTATATCGAGGGTTACGGAGATTTCGAAGAAGATGGTAATTTCCTAGAAGGTGGTTTACGTGTAAAGTATACACACCCACTAGCCAAGGTTATCGGCAAGCGAGACGCTCCGCCTAAAATAGATGGTCGAATTAAAGATCCTGAACTAATGAAAAGAGAAATCGAAGCCATTATAGATCAATCATTAAAAACATCTTTGTCACTCGATTTCGTAAGTTTGAGAGAACAATTTCCTGACGCAATACCACGTATTGGCGATTTAGTACCAGTGCGTGATGATATCATCGATGTAAACGATAAGGTGCGTATCATTGAGATTAAGACTAAACGTGATGCACACAATCGAATCATTAATCAAGATGTTGTGTTAGGTGACCAAAGACGGCGTGACCGTTATCAAAAAAGTGTTAACAATGCAGCTACCCTAGCTAACGGATTAGGTGGTGGTAGCACTGGTATTAGGTCTATAAATTCTGTTTCCAAAAAAATTGATGCGACTGCTAAAACAGTAACTAAAGTGACCGAAACTTCTGGCGCATTAGAATATAACGGATTAGGAATACACGCTAAAGAAGGTAGTAAATACCTATCCTTCATGAAAGATGGATTTAAAAGCAGTAATGATGCTGGTAACAATTATACCGTGTTAATGTCAGGTGACGGGTTTAACATGGACGCCATGAAAGTCGCTACACAATCAACTAACGGATTAATGAGTAAAGAGGACAAAGCTAAATTAGATAAGATTAGCGATACGCCTCAACCTAATACAAACGGTTTAGTTATTACAGGAGAAAATGGAAAAAAATACAATATTACAGTAAATACAAGTGGCCAATTGGTAGCCAAGGAGGTTTAATGATTGAAATTAAACTTATTTAAAAAATTAGATGTATTTTTCAATGATAAATTTATAAGTCAAAATGAGAGCAACTACGAAAAGATTGAGAATGCTTTCGAGGGAATAACAGACGATATTGAATATCATAGAAAAAATGAGAAAGACGCTCATAATTCTGATAATGTAACTCACTACACAAAAAAAGGGCAAAAGACTAATGTTGGTGACGAGTTAAGGTATCAGAACGAAGTTAATGACCATTTAGTATTGGGTGCATTAGGGAATGGTCAACAAGAAATTAGACAAAGTCGTGTATCAATTGACGCAATCCAACATAACACATTGGAGGAGCGATTGAAGCACGACTTTTTGCGTGAAAAAAACGACCGAGAAAAAGGTTTGAAAAACTTATTAGATAAAATCAATCGGGTAGTGAACGTCGATGAATTTGGAGCCGACCCTACAGGTGTTAAAGACAGTACAGAAGCATTTAGAAAAGCGTTTGGTAACGGTAATGTTCAAGTAACTATGTCAGGCGGCACCTATAAAGTATATGGTTTAAGATTACCTAACAACACTAGATTAGTTGGGCAAGGTAAAGATATTACAACAATTAAACTAGCAGATGATGCGCCTGCAGATGCAATTGTAGTTACTAACCTAACAATGGGTGGCAATGCAAAGAATATTGCTATTGAGAATTTCAGTGTAAATGGTAATAGAGGGCGACAAGGTGGAGCGTTGAAACCTGCAGGAGGTTCGCTTTCCAGTGGCGTAAGATTCGCAGGTGTTAAGAACGGTTATATTTACAACATTAAATCCTATAACAACCTACTACATGGTATCGACGTCACATACGGCGTAGACGAATACTTTTACGGTGGCGATGGCGCTAGACCAAGTGAAATGCTAGAAAGTAAATATGTGCATGTGAATAATTGCGAAACGCATACCTTTGGTGATGATGGCATAACTACTCACTGGAGTAGATACATTCTGATTACAGATTGTTATTCACATGATCCAGTTGGTGGTGGTAATAACAACGGCATTGAAATTGATGACGGTTCACAATTTATTTTTCTTTCTGATAACAAATCAGAAAATAACTACGGTGGTCTTGAGATTAAAGCGCATGAACCAGCGTGTGCGCCTCAAAATGTATTTGTCAACAATCATTTATCTATACGTGACACACGAGCTTATAATATTCGACACATTGGGCATCACAAAGCAAGTGACGCTCAATCTAAAACTGCTTACAATGTAGTGTTAAATAACTGTAGTGCAGTATATCCACAGTACAATGAAGTTTATCCTAATACTACGCCACGTGCTATCGTTGTATGTGCGTATCGCAATGTATTAGTGAATAACTTTAGTGCTTTAGGCGACTCTAAATGGACTGCTAAACAACCTGTAGTTGTGGTGCAATATAGAGCAGAGAATGTAGCATTTAACGGTGTTAATGTACAAGGATTCACAGAGGCTAGTGCCGATTTAAAAATTATGGGTGGCGCTAACAGACCTAAAAAAGTTACTTTTGCTAACGTTAACCTATTCAAATCTTCTAAATACATTGGTATTGCGGGTGGCGGTCAGGTGTACGACACTAAGATTATTGGTGCTAATTTAATAGGTACTGGAACAGGTAACGCGATTGAGATGTACAATAATACGGCTGAAATCATCGGTGTACAAGCAGAAGGATATACTAATCAAGCTGTAATCAGTAAAAAGACTTACTCAAAAGTTCCAACTGTACTTAAAGGTGGTTTATCCGCAGGAGTAACAGGTGGTGGCGCCTTATCAGAAGTTGGTGCAGCATTAGCGTCAACTGGTGGTTCATACGCCCACAGCGCACGTTCATGGATTGCAGGTGTAGGTATGGGCTCACAAGCGCACGGCTCACGTAGTGCTGTAATCAATTCCCTTGAGTCAGAAACTATTCCAGGTAGTTATTGTCAAACAATTGTTAATAGCCGTGGTGTTAAATCACGTGGTAACTATGCATTCTTGCTAGGTTACGGAGCGAATGGTGCAAGTACAGCTAATATCAAAATTGATATGTCATCTACTAGCGGGAATATTAAGACAGCTGGACAAGTGACAACTAGCAATAACTTTGCCGATTATGCGGAGTATTTCGAATCACAATCAGGTCAAGCAATTGCAAATGGCACGATTGTAACTTTAGAAGGACGTTATATTCGTAAATGCCAAGACAATGATGTGCCATTAGGTGTTATTTCGGGTACTGCAGGCATTATTTTAGGTGACCAAATATTCCATCACAAAGACAGATTTAAGCGTGATGACTTTGGTGTTATTATCACCGAAAAACAATTAAAAACATGGACTGACGATAAAGGTAACGAGTATTCAGAATACATTGATGTACCTGTAGAGCGCGAAGATTATGTCGAGAATGAAAACTATGAATCACGTGCGGAACGTCCTGAATGGAATGTTGTAGGGCTTGTAGGGCAAATCTACATTGCAATTGATGACACCGTACAAAAAGGGGACTGGCTACGTGCTAAGAACGGTAAAGGTACTAAAGATAACGTAAATGGCTACTACAGAGTTATGGAAGTAACAACGCCATATGACGCTAGCAAAGGTTATGGCGTGGCTGTGTGTTACGTTCAACCAGTAACTAAAGGGGGTATTTCTTAGTGACAAATTTAGATAAAATCGGCGTTTTAAAACAAGAGAATACACCATATTACAAGCCTATCTCATCAACGCAGATAGGCTTTTATAATACCGATAGCAATACTGCTCAATTACGTTTTATTGTGCATAGAGATGGATTCCCGTATCAATTGGGTCCAGTAAATATTAGTGGTTATCTATGGTTAAAGTCGTCAAATGGAAGCATGTCAGGGCAATTAGATTTAGAAATTATAGACTCTAGCGGTGGCATTGTTGGTGCGACAGTACCTAATGAATTCTTGAAGGCTGCAACTGAAACCGAGTGTGAAGGACAAATATTATTAGCGGTAAACGGTACAACTGATATTGCTACTTTAGGGAAGTTTAATTTTTATGTTTCCGACTCATTACCAAACCAAATAAAAGGCGACATTAAAGTTCAATACTTTAGAATGTTCGACGATTTAAAAAACGCACTAGAAGAAAAAGTAGCGGATATTGAAAAGTCTCTTGAAACATTAGGAGATTATGTAACGCAAGTACAAGATGCTAGTCAACAAGCGTTAGATCGCATGGAAATAATTAAAAACGAAGTTACATCAACAATTAATAATGTAGCTAGTACATCTAAAAGCGAATTGTTGTCTTTACTAACCCAATATAAAAACGATGTTGAGGTTGTCGCTAGTAATAGTGAATCATCAATACAAGCTAAAGTTGATGAAGGAAGTAAAGCTATTGATACGAAAGTGAGAGATTCTGAAAGTTATATTGATGGTAAAATTCAAGAATTCAACACTGCATACAACAGTAATGCTTTTGCGACGCCTAATGATGTCGATGCTAAAATCAATACTTTGGATTGGCAAAAATCGCCATTAACCACAAATGCTGGAATGGCTATTAGCGTTCGAGATTTAGATTTTAACAACCCCTCTAACTTAATAACAAAATCTGGATTATATTACCTTTATTCAGCTGTTAATGGTCCTAAAAACGTTGTTAGTAATGGATTTTTATCAGCGCACATTGTTGACGATAATTATATGAAGTTTTATTACACACCGTACACATCAAACGAAGTATATATCCGTACTAAAAAAGGTGTTGATAGTTGGACGGATTGGCAAAAAATCAGCGAACCAAATGATACTGGTTGGATTGAATTTTTATTAATAAATGGCGCAGTATCTAATTCGGCGTTTAATAGCGACAGTGAACAAACTGGATTTAAATGCGCTTACCGAAAAGTAATTAGCGGCGGTGTAACTACCAACTATTTACGTTTAAATGGTTCGAACGTCACTAGCGGGCAAGTTGTGGCTCAACTCCCACCTACATTTACAAAATATTCGCAGTCATTTCCTGTACGTGTACCAGTATCTAGTGCGTTTGCAGGTGGATATGTAACGATTCGCCCTTCTGGTGAAGTGAGATTTTATGTCAACGGAGAAACGAGCGGGTGGAACACTAAAACCGGTTATTTATATGGCGAAATGAATTGGATTGATAATTAAGGAGTGAATAAATTGAATATCGAAAAAGTAGTTTATAACGTGGATAACGGCCAACCATTTTTAGTTCTTACAGATAAGGAGGGCGAAAGTGTATATCCGGAATTTGAACACACTGAAGTGCCTGTACCGGACGGACTATATCAGCCGTTCTACTTTGATCAACATCAAAATAAATGGATTGGCACATCTAAAGAAGAATTCGAAAAGCAACACGAGCCTGAAGAAGTAGCGCCTAACAAAGATATGTTAGTTGCAGAATTGATGGCACAAATCGCGGCGCAAGATTTAGAAATCAAAAATTTACAAAAAGTCACAGCAGAATTAGCTTTATCTTTAGCTGCAAAGGAGGAAGTATAAATGAGTTTTGGAAGTCTTAAATATATGTACAGTTTAGGTGTTTACACTAATGAAAAATTTAAAGTATTTGTAAGAGCAGAATGGATTACGCCAGAGCAATACAAAGAAATTACAGGAGTAGAGTATGTAGAGTAAAGGGGTAAACTTATGCGAAATAATATGAAAAACTTATCTTTTGCTGAAATCATAGCAGCTGTAATGGTTTTTTCCTATGGATTCAGAGAATTTATTCGTGGTGCTTTTTGGACAAAAGAACAAGAATCAGTACTAGGTGATTCTGATTTTTACAATGCTCTTCATAACATCATGCCTATTTGGGTGTGGGGGATAGTAGTAATGTTCTCCGCAATAATTGTAATGTCATCTTCGATTTGTTTAAGTTCCAGTGATAAAAATACAAAGAGTAGCTGGTTATTATTCATCGGAGGCTTTACGTCTGGTATATTGTACTTCCTAATGACTAGCGCAAGCCTATACCACTCGATTAACTGGTTAACTCCAGCACATATGGGGTTAATGTCAGCTACAGGCTTTGTTGTTAGTTATATTGGGGGTGCAGACCTTGCCAGAAGAAGATAAGTACGTACTTCGTCATGAATGGATTAAGAAAAATGGTGATATTTACGAGAGAATAAACACTGACTACAAACATCATACAGAGGCGCTTAACACACTCAAGACGAAATTTGAAATACAAACTGTTCTACAAGAACAAACGATTTCTGAACAAAAAGAAACAAACGAAAACATCAAAGAGCTAACTAAGGTAATGACTGAGTTTGGTAATGATGTAACAGAAATTAAGTACACTGTCAAAGATCATGACGGAAAGATTAATAGCATACAAGGAACAATCGATACCAAGCAAAAAGGCAGTATTCAAGTATTAGTTGCATTAATTAGTGCTGTTGGAGGTATAATAGCTGCTGCTTTTGGGTTCGCACAATATTTTTTTTAAGTCGGCGCTTACGCGTCGGCTTTTTATTATGCAGAAATGAGGTGCATAAATGGGATTACCAACTAGCGGTAAACCAACTGCAAAAGATGTTGTAGAATGGGCGTCTGACCTTGCTAGACGTGGTAAAGGTGTTGACGTCGATGGCTATTACGGTATGCAGTGTTGGGATTTACCTAACTATATACTTAAACGGTATTGGGGCTTTACAACATGGGGTAACGCCAATTCAATGGCCATTAAAAGTAATTACCGAGGTTATGATTTTAAAATATACAGAAATACCCCTTCTTTTGTACCCTTACCAGGCGACTGGGCGGTATGGGCAGGTAGTAATCCAGGGCATGTAGCAATTGTCATTGGGCCTAGCAATACTAGTAAGTTTGTAAGCGTTGAATAAATAGGTATAAGTTAGTGGATTGTAGTATAATATCATTGTAGGGGTGATATTATGGTTAAATATAATAAAGAAGAATATTTAGGTAAAACAAAAGGAATTTACACGTTTTTGGGAATGATGAATAAAACAAAAGCGATATTCAAATGTGAACTATGCGGGGATAAATATGAAGGAGATTTTTATAGTTGGGTTAAAAATGGAAGAAGAGTTTGTAAGTGTCAATTCAAAAACACTCATCATAAGTTATATGGCAGGTATGCTAAAATGTTAGCGAGATGTTATAACCCTCAATCAGATAATTTTCGATATTACGGAGGTAGAGGTATTGATGTGTGTAAAAGGTGGAAAGATAATTTCCAAAATTTTTTAGATGACATGCAACCGAGTTATTTTGAAGGTGCAGAATTAGATAGAATAGATAATAATGGAAACTATGAACCTCAAAATTGTCGTTGGGTAACTCATTCTCGCAATATGTTAAATCGAAAAGGTTTTAAAAACTCTACATCTTACCCAGGAGTAAGAATTACACCGCAAGGTAATTATCTAGGAAGAATTCAGATAAACAAAAAAGAATATCGTACAAAACGACATGATAACCCTGAAGATGCTTATAATTCACTAATGAAAATAAAACAGCGCCTTTATTCAGAAATGAATATTGAAAAACCTTCTTAATTCAGGGGAAGCCCTAACGTAAAGCCGAGGGTAATCCTGAGCGAAGCCTATGATTTATAGGAACGTGCAACGACTATCGAAAACACACTAAAACACTCATTTGTGGGTGTTTTTTTAAGTGGAAGTGAGTAGAGTACATTCAAGTGAATGGAAATAGAAGGCGACCTTAACGGTTGATGATATAGTCTAGTCTTTATAGAAATATAAAGCTGTCCTTAAAAGGGCGCGCAATGACTAACGACCATTGCGGAATAAAACGAGATCAGAATTGGTACACAGCCAACTGGACTGGTAGTATCGCTCAAAAAATCACACACAACTACAACGGCGTAACTCACTTTGTTAGACCTCCTTATAAAAAAGCGCCAGTTATTATAGACCAACCTACTAAACCAACGCCTAAACCGCCAAGTAAACCGGTATTAACTGAAGAAGAAAAAGTACAACTTGAAAAAGCGGAACCGTCTAAGCCAGAAGTCAGATTTAAAGAGGTTACTGAAATTGTATACACCACAAAACGTGATGACTTTGGCACGCCTGATAGGTTCGAGCATTTTGTTGCGTGGGGACAAAGACGTACTGGGGCGGTAAAAGGAATTACAATACGTAATGCGCACTCTATGCGTTCGGTTAGTGATTTATACAATGACCGAAATAAATATATTAATTCAAATGATTACCCGCATTATTACATCGACAGATTAGCTATATGGCAACCACGGCCTAATGATTACGAGTATCCAAACGACCCCAATAACATTGTAATAGAAGTATGCGGTGACTATAGCGATGATAAAGAGGGTTTTATATTAAATGAGCTATGGGCAATGATTATTGGAGCTACATTATTAGAAGAGTATAAAATTGATTTAAACTTTAAAAACATTAAAGTCGATAAACAAATGTGGCGGTCACTGAAAGAACATGTTAATTGGGATTTTATTAAAGACGGATTCCCACCAAAAGAGAAGTTGGAGGAACTTGCAAAATCCGCCGTTGGATTATATGCCAATAAAGACAACTTATTAGTGAATAAAGCAGAATATAAAGTTACTAAATCCAAAATAAAAACGATTGTTAATAATAAAAATAAAGACATTGTGGCACAAAATGAAGCGACAAAAGAAACTGCCAACACATCTAAGCCTATTGTTAAGACGACGCCGTCTACACCTAAAATTGTGGTAGAAAAAAGCAAATACACATTTGGTCAGGCTTTAGACAGACAAATGCGTGTTGCGCCACAAATCAATACTGGTTGGGGCTGGCATCATGCGAGCAGAACCCAGACTAGTAACGCAATGAATCCTACTAACATTTGGAATAATTCGAAGCAACGTTATCAAATGTTGAATTTAGGCAAATATCAAGGGATACCTGTAAGTAAGCTAAATCAATTACTTTCTGGTAAAGGTACTTTAAGTGGACAGGGTAAAGCATTTGCAGACGGTTGTAAAAGATATCAAGTTAATGAAATCTATCTAATAGCACACGCTTTACTTGAAAGCGGACATGGTAAATCAAACTTTGCTAGTGGACGTTATGGAGTGTATAACTACTTTGGTATTGGTGCTTTCGATAGCAATCCAAACAACGCTATAACATTTGCTAGAAACGAAGGTTGGACTACACCAGCTAAAGCGATTGTAGGCGGTGCTAAATTTGTGCGTGAGGGTTATATCGATAAAGGACAAAATACGTTATACCGTATGAGATGGAACCCTAAAAACCCTGCTACACATCAATATGCAACTGATATAAATTGGTGTAAACATCAAGCAACTACAATACATGATTATTATAAAATCATAAAAACAAGCGGAATGTTTTATACACGCGATCAATATAGATGAGGTGGTTAAGTGATTTATAAAAATAAAGATATTAAAGCGGAAATCAATGAGCAGGGTGTCGATATAGGGAATATTGACGCCAATTTTTATACTAAGGATTTAGGTACTGCCTCTATACGGATAAGTATTAATTGGAAAGGTTCAGTTTTAGACCTAAGCAAAACGACGTTAAAACCTAAATTAGATTTATTCTGTGAAGATGGTTCGATATTTGTTAATGAATCAGTCGAGATTGTTTCACAAGTAAACGGATTGATTCAATATAATATAAGTAAAGACGTGATTAAGCATGTTGGTAAGGTGACTGGTAAGCTATTCTTAACAGACGATGCTAATTCCATTCATGTAGTTACTTTTCACTTCAATATAAGTGATAGTGGAATTGATTCTGTTGTAACCAAAGAAGTGTCTGTAACATTAGTAGACGATACTGTCCGTCGCATCATCAAAGAGAATGCAATTCAGTTATTAGGCGATGACTTTGAACCGAAATTAAAATCAGATGTAATGGAATATTTAAATGATAACGTAGATACTTTCAGAGGTGTTAAAGGAGACGCTGGCCCGATTGGGCCACAAGGCGAACAGGGCGAGGTTGGCCCACAAGGATTACAAGGAGTTGAAGGTCCTGTCGGCCCACGTGGAGAACAAGGACCACAAGGAGAACCTGGACCGAAGGGAGACAAGGGTGAACAAGGCCCTATTGGCCCTCAAGGCGAAACAGGTATACAAGGTCCTCCCGGTCCACAAGGGTTAAAAGGTGAAACTGGAGAACGAGGTTTACCCGGTCCAAAAGGAGAAATGGGATCACAAGGGTTAACTGGACCTAAAGGCGATACTGGTCCCATTGGTCCACAAGGTCCTGCTGGTGTATCGCCTGTAAAATCTGATACGGGTTGGCTAGACTTTACACTAATCAATGGTGTAAAAGAATATGGTACATCATACACACCTAAATACCGATTAATTAATTTAGATGGAGTAAATATACTAGCTCTCAAAGGTGCAGTTAAAGGTATTACAACATCGCCTATTACTATTGCCAATTTACCTAGCAACATTAGCAGTTTGGTTACAACTGATACCCCTTTTGTTCAGAACACAAGTACAAAAAGTGGCGGTGTAGCATCTTTTGCAAGATGGACAGTAGGTGCTAGTGGAGCTGTTGAATTATTCAGAACGTCTACAGGTAATACAACATTAACTGAAAATGACTTTTTCCCAATTACAGCAACATTTATTCTTTAGTCGACCTTCACTGGTCGGCTTTTTAATTTAAGGAGATGAATTGAATGAATATAAATTGGAAATTACGGTTTCAAAACAAAGCGGTGCTTACTGGTTTAGTTGGCGCCATTTTATTGTTTGTAAAACAAGTCACAGAGTTATTCGGAATAGATTTATCCACACAATTAGAACAAGTAAGTGGGATTATAGGTGCAATCTTAACATTACTAGCAGGAATAGGCGTTATCACTGACCCTACTTCTAAAGGAGTATCGGATTCAGGGATTGCTAAAACGTACCAACAACCACGTGACAGTACCAATCCTGATGAATTTGTGGAATGGCAAGGGGTTAATTCAGAGATGACGCCTGATAAATCAGAAAAGGAACTTGTTACATTCGACACATCTTTACCGTTTACAGATGATAGCCATAACGTTAAGTACGATGTGAATGAATATGAAAGTGAGGTTAATAGTCATGACAGCGAAACTCACTAAGCAAGAATTTGTTAATTGGCTTAAACAATCTGAAGGCAAACAGTACGACATGGACGGGTGGTATGGATTCCAATGTTTCGACTATGCCAATGCAGGGTGGCAACAATTATTTGGTTATAATTTAAGTGGTGCTGGTGCCAAAGATATCCCGTTTGTTAATAACTTCACTGGTAAAGCAAAAATTATTCAAAACACACCAGAATTTATTGCAGAACCAGGAGACATGGTCGTATTTAACAATAAATACGGCGGCGGTTACGGCCACGTTGCATGGGTTATTAATGCTGATATTAATAACATTACTGTACTAGAACAAAACTGGTTAGGTGGCGGTTGGACTAATGGACCTGAACAAGGTGGTACTGGTTGGGAAAAGGTAACGAAACGTACCCACAGTTACGACTTCCCGATGTGGTTTATTCGTCCTGACTTCAAACAAGCAGACACAACTGTTAAATCTTCTCAATCTGCGACATTTGGAAATAAAAAATCAACAGTTAAGCAAACGGCTAAACCAGTTAAACTACAAATTGTAAAAGATTTTGTACAAGGGTATAAATTACCACAACGTGGTTATAAACCTAAAGGGATAGTTATACACAATGACGCAGGAAGCAAATATGCGACAGCTGAATCTTATCGTAACGGTTTAGTTAAAGCGCCATTATCACGTTTAGAGGCAGGTATTGCCCACAGTTATGTGAGTGGTTCAACTGTTTGGCAAGCGCTAGACGAATCACAAGTTGGTTGGCATACAGCTAACCAAACAGGAAACAAAGATTATTACGGTATTGAAGTATGTCAATCCATGGGCGCTGACAATGCAACCTTCCTTAAAAATGAACAGGCAACATTTCAAGAGTGCGCAAGACTTCTTAAAAAGTGGGGGTTACCAGCTAATCGTAATACAATTCGATTACACAACGAATTTGTATCCACAAGTTGTCCACACCGTAGTGCATTATTGCATACAGGTTTTGATCCAGTATCAAAAGGAGCAATGCCTCAAACTAAGCAATTAGAGCTTAAAGACTACTTTATTAAACAGATTCGTGCGTTTATGAATGGTGATATTCCAGTTGCGACTGTATCTAACAAATCATCTGCATCTAGTAATACGGTTAAACCTATTGCGAGTGCTTGGAAACGTAATAGTTATGGTACGTATTATATGACAGAGAAAGCGCGCTTTATCAACGGTAATCAGCCTATTACAGTGAGACTACAAGGGCCATTTACAACTTGTCCAATAGGTTATCAATTTCAACCAGGAGGCTACTGTGATTACGATGAAGTGATGTTACAAGATGGTCACGTGTGGATTAGTTATGATTGGCAAGGCCAACGCTATTATTTGCCTATACGCACATGGAACGGTGTAGCTCCACCTAATCATGGTGTAGGTTATTTATGGGGACAAATAAAATAAATTGTGCTAATATAATGTTAGGATACGTTGAATGTCCTTCTCATGTATTATTTAGTCTAATTTCTCTAGACGGTCTTAATTGACTGTCTTTTTTATTTTTGTTACTCTGCAATTAGGTGACCTTAATATTTAGTTATATACACATTCCCAAGTTTTTTTAGAGTAGCTCTTGCAGCTACTCTTTTTTTGTATTATCTTATCTACGTAATTGTTTTATACGTGAATTTAAGTGCAATGTAATTCGGGCTAGCCGTAATGGTTAGCCTCTTTTTTTATGTTATAATATATCTATCAGCCTTAGCCTTATTTGTCTCACTTCTTGTCTGAAGGTTGGATACGACTATGACTTTGGTGGTAGGATAGTAAACCACAAAAAGGCAAGCAACCGTATAAGTTATAATGTGTAGTCGCGAATGTACATTATAGTAGTGGTTGCTTTTTTGTGTTATAATAGATGTATGAAATGGTCATTCTTGAAATGACTCGGTCGCTGGTACAGACCGCTTAAAGTGCCTACATCATATTAACTGAGCATTCACATGTGCGATTGACGAATCGGTTTGCTGTGTCCCAAAATGGGGTAGGTTAATGTGGTGTATTTTTATATACAATCAGGAGTGAATTGTATAGCCCGGCAGAGGCCATATATCTGGCTGTTGGTCCCGCAGGAGACTTCTTCCTCGCCCTCACTCGATACATATTCGCCCTACATGATTGTAGGTTTTTTTTATGCTATCATTTAATCGAGGTGATACTATGGTACACGGAATAGATACTCACAGAATGATTGAAAAAGCGTTACAAATGCAACCTAGTACAGTGCAATTTATAGATTTAATGACGGATGAAGAAAAAGAAAAATACACTAAAATGCATAAATTAGAGAGTGACCCAGTTAGGTGGAAGTTTACAGAGGAATTGATCAAAAGACGATTAGATAGGAAAGTGACATTGTCTGTTAAATATGGCGATGATACTGTATACATAAAGTAA